AAGGACTTCTTAATAATATATTTGCCATGTTCTATTGTTTTATTGTAAAATCTAAAAATTCATCTATGTCTAATCCGTATGCTTCTAATAATTCTTCTGGTAATCTTTTAAATCCTTTTTCAAAAGGTTTAGTAAAGAATAAGCTTGCTTTAATTCCTTTGTTCCAAACTGATCTAGATATTACATATGCTGTAGACTCATAACTTGTAAATCTTCCTTTAGCATCTCTAAATTGAAATCTTCTTGCTTTTACCCATTGCTTAATTCCTCCAGACAATCCACCTTTCTTTCCAGTACCTGTTCCGAACTTAAATGGACTATTCGTTGATTCTGGATATGTGCTTGTTGCTCCTTTAACCCCTTGATCCTGAAACTTACCATAATCTTCCATCTCAAACTTTAAGCTAAATGAATTAGGAAATACATCTACAATACCTTTTAGGGAATTATAAAGCTGTTTAGATACATTCTTATTCTTTCTAGTTAAGTTAGCTCTAGACTGACTAATAACATAATCTTTAAATGCTTCTAATGCTTTTCTTGTGTTATCTCCTTCTAACATATTGTCATATCGTTTTGTACTTGTACATCAAATGTTGCTACCCATCCTGCTAGCTTGTTTTCAAATCTATCTACAAAAGGCTCACAAGTTACATCTGCATCTACTTGATACTTTTCTGAATATAAATCTCCTCTTTGTAGTAATGCCATTAATCTATCTAATACTCCTAGCTGTGTGTTTAGCACATCTTGCTCATTATCATTACCTCTAAATAAATCTGTTGTTTCTTTTTTGTTGATGTCTACTATATCCATACACATAACTGAAATATTAAACGTAAGTATTTTTGGGTTTATAGTACATTGATTTACCATTACATGAGATAAAGGAAATATAGTTTGTTTGTCAAGATCTATATTGTCGAAGCTTCCATATGATACATTATTAACGAATGGTTCTGCTTCTAGTGTTTCTTTAATCTTGTTTGTTATGTTATAAAATCCTGTCATCTGGTTTTCTGTTTAATTAAATTTCTTTCTGTTTGTAATTTGTCTTGCTCATATGCTAAATAATATAAAGATGAATGTACATTTAATTCACTGACAGATTCAAGTTTGGTTGCATCTCCTCCAGCCAATCTATATAACGAGTTATACCATCCCCACTTCCTAGCAAATCCTCCCTCTGCTGAATAGTCATCCCCTTGATCGCTTCTTGATTCAAAGATTTCAGGATAGTTTTCAGTAATTCGTTCTTTAAATTGTAAAAAAAAAGTATAGAACCCATAACTATATCAAGCGGCATCTGTTTATATTTTTCAGAATCTTCAGATCCTTTATAGTCTTCTATTAGGTATTTATCTTTTAGTGTGTCTTTTATTGGTCTGTATAATACTGCCATTGCTTTGTGCATCTTGCTCCAATCTCCTAGAGTAGTATCTAGGTCAATATACTCTCCTAAAGTAATTTTATCTAAATCAGGAATAAAACCATAAGCAACACCATCCATTGTAAAAGTAGGTACAAGCTTTGCGTCCTTATTAAACATATCATTTATTATTCTTACTATCTCCATTACACTATTAAACTGTACTTTAATTACGTTCTGAAGATTTAGATTACAGAATATTTCTACTGTTTTATGTAATAGGAAATTAGAGTTCTGATTAGCTTCTGTGTTTATCTTTTCGTACTTCTGGTATTGCTCTAGACTAATCTCTCTTAAAGATTCTGGTACTTGTATCTTAACTTTCATATTATAACAATAGTTATTTCAGTTTTTTGTATAAAAAAAGGGAACCATTTCTGATTCCCCAAACCAATTAACATTAAAAAAAATTATTAACTACTATTGTCTCTTTTAATTCTCATCTCTCTTTGTATTGCATCAAGAGCTCTATCATATGCCCATTCATATACTTCTGCAATCTTATTCTCTAGCTCTTTACTCCCTTGAGCAAACACCTCTGACCCTTTCTTTATCTGACCTTTATAATCTAAAACAAGTATTACAGGTGGTTTCTTACCTAATCTTGTTGGCTCACGATAAACTCTTATATCGTTATCAACACACCATTTGAAGATCTTCATCTCCTTCTCGTACTGTTCCTTTGTTTTTAGATTCATTTGACTTTTTTTTATTAATTGTTTTTTCAAGTCTAGTACATGCTCTGTTTAATGGCATACATATATATATAGATTCATTTGTTGTTAAATCTTGTGATCTAAATATTTTAGATTCTAAATTATCTAATTCTTTTTTAATATCCTCTAATGACATAAAATAAAAAGTGTGTTAGCATTATCATCCAGAATGTAAGTTGAGGTAATCCCCAGCACATATATTTAATTATCTCCCTCTGTAGGTTTGTATCTACAGGCATATTAATGTCTTGTTGTGTTGCTTTGTATACTGTCTTCATTATGGTAGGTAATAAGTTAATGTTCCTATAATCCCTAATATAATAAATATTACTGTATAAGTAATAAAAGCCCATTTAATCATTTCTTTGTTTTTCATTTCTTTGTTTCTAAAAAGATGCTGCCCATTCACACTAGACTTACTAAATTCCTCACTAGGATCATAATCCATTGTTGATATCGGTTTTAGTGTTTTTATGTTACTACGGGTTATCAGCATCTATATTGTTATATCTTTTTAATTTCACCATTTATAATCTCCTCGTACAAAAGTGTACCACACTCTTCGCATTTAAATGCATCTTCATGATTATCGTGATGACAAGTTTTACATTTGTAATTCATATAGCTAATATATAAACATTTTTTTAACAATCAAAGTTTTTTGTTAATTATTTTTACCAAATGTGATATTCTCCTTTATTAGGATCTTGTAGTTGAGAGGTTAAAGCATACCTAGCTGCATCTATACTGTGATCTCCAGACATAGGGTTAGGCTTTTGTAGTGTGTTGCCTTGCTTGTCTTTCATCCAGACATATCCCTGAAGCTCTTTAATAAGGTTCTTTGACCTTTGTGTTACATATACATTGTTCTGGTTTATAAGGTTAATACCATAAACAATACTGTCTCTTCCTTTTGTAACTGGAAATACTTGATGACCATAACTATTTAACTCTGCTATTGATTTAGGTTCAGCTGAATCTGCCCATAAGCTTCCTAGTATCTGATTGTTCTTTAAGTATTGACTTATGTGTGAATTTAACATTCCTTTTCTATAGAGTACTTCATCAAATATATATGCATCATCTAGTTTGTATAGTGCTACTAATGCTGCTTCGTCTACCGAATAACCAAAGTCTAATCCATGACATAATAACCTAGCATGAGGTGGTATTACCTCTATTTGTTTCCAATCAGGAATACAAGCTCCTTCAAGTGTTCCTATCTCACCTAGTCCATACACTCTCCACCAATTAGCCCAATAAGAGCTTTTAGATGCCTTTAGACGAGCTTTCTCTATTTCTTTGATAATACTATCAGGAAGTTCATTATTGTCCTTGTAAGTTAATGTAATGAAGTCTGTGTCTTCTGTATTGATTAGTTCTTTGTCTACCCAGAATAAATTAGTAGGGTTATAATCTAACCATATCTCTCCAGAAGTTCTTATAGATAATTGCTGGTAAGCTTCAAAGCTAACATTGTTACACTCATTAATAAATAGATCTGTTCTTCTAGAACCTCTTAACTTATCTGGTTGGTCTGTAGAAAAGAATTCTATATAACTACCATTGCTAAATGTATACTTTAAATTAGTCTTATTGTATTTCTCTTCGTAATACCTGTTTAATCCTTTTAAGATATTTAGAAAGTCTTTTAATGCTCCTCTTCTTAAATGAGGTACTGATTCTGATACTACACTTATCTCGCTTCCTGCGTTTCTGATTGCTTGATCTATTAATATAGATAGTATACAAATAGTTTTACCAGCAGAAGTTCCTCCTCTTACTATCTTAACTCTTTTGTCTAGGTTTAGTAGTTTGTCAAATGCTATCGTCTTTCTGACTCTCATTAATCAATGAAGAGAGGTGTGTCTTCGTTTATAGTTATGTCTTTTGTTTCTCTTGGTTTACCTGCGTAGTAATTATAAAACAGCTGAACATACTTAAAGTCTCCTTTTTCTACGCCAGCTTTCAGAGCTTGATACGCAGCATC